CTGGATTGATAGAATTAAGTGTAACAAGATTATTTGTTGGTGTATCTATATTTTGTTTTAAATTTCCAGCAGGTGTGAATGTGTTTGATTGACCTGAACTATCTGTGCCCATAGCACCACTATTTTCAAATTTTAAAAAGAAACCATTAGTTCCATAAGTTACTGATGGCGAAAATTTTGGAACCCAAATTCCTGATGTTGTATCTGTTTCACCAAAATCTGTTGCAGCATAAGCATATCCCTCTGTGTAATGAACATGTGCCATAAGACCATCAAAATATCCAGCACCATTACTTGTTTCATGTCCCACCACTTGTGCTGATCCACTTGCTATCATAAACAATGTAGCATCTTGTGATGGATAATTAGAAGCTGATTTAATTTGCTCTTGGCCATTAACATAAATTCGTATTCTGTTTGCTGCTGTGCCTTGTGTTGTATCATAAGTTACTACGACATGGTAAAAAGCTGCAGGATCCCTGTACAACTCCCTTGTTGTTGCATAATAATTAGTACCACTTGTGTTGGAAGTTACATTAATTTGATCACTGTTAAATCTAAATCTAATAAAATTTGAACCATCTTGTCTAACATTATAGAAAACATGCTCTGCTCCAGGTGTAGCTCTTTTTAACCAGGCAGAAAAAGTTGCTTTTTTATTTCCGTTTGTTCCTGCGGCTGCTAATGTATGTGTTAAGTATGAATTTGCCATAATATTATCCTAATTAAATCCTCCTGAGTTGTTTATACCAACTGTTACTGTTATAGTAAACGCTCTATCAGCAGTTTGACCTTCTGCATCTGTTGCTCTAATTGTAAACGAGTACTGTGTCTCACTTGTAGCACCTGATTCTGTACCAGTTAATGTTGATGTACCACTAGCGCTATTAAGTGTCATACCACCTGGAAATGTACCTGACACTTTTGCCATAGAAACCGAATTGGTTGCTGTTAAATTTATTGTACCAAAACTTGAAGCAGCTGCAAAAGATCCTAAAGATCCAGCAGATGTTGTCCACGCCGGAGCATCTGAAACTGTTAAAACTTGAGAAGAACCTTGAGCAACTTGAACCGCGTTACCATCTGGATTCTCTAAATATAATAAATAAGTTCCATCTACACTAATTGTAAATTTTGCTGTGATACTTGTAGCACTAGAAAAAGATACTTCATCAGCAGAAAATCTTTGACCCGTGCTATTATTAATTGCTGTTACTACAGGTATTCTAACAAAATTTGTTCCTGTGATTGTAATAGTAGCTTGTGTATTTTCTATTACCGTTGGACTCACATTAGTTATTGTAGGTTTAGTTTCACCTATCGTAACAGATCCACCTAGAGCTACTGCTGAACCGTTGATTGTAATTTGTCCTGATCCTTGTAATGCTGCATTTGCAACAGAAGTATTTGGTAAAGAAACACTTGCACCACTTGGAACTGTGACCGTATCACCATTCTCACCAACTTGAACGTTAGTTCCTGATTGAGGTATTATTTTATCTACTTCTATCTGACTCATTATATAATTACTAACGTCCCTGTTACTGTAACATTACCTGATACTGTTACTGGTCCTGCTAAAACTCCAGACTCCATTGTTTGTGTATCAGATATTGTTGCTGAATGTGTATTAACATATGTAGATGCTGTCATCGCTGCAGATGGTGCTCTCTTTGCAGGGTATGTACAGAAAACAGTTTTTGTTCCTGCTGAAAAGTTAACAGCGTTATCTGAGTTTGAAGAGGAGATAATTGTGGTTCTAGAAATTGTATCAGTAGCTGCATCAGTTACTGTTCCTATACCAACCTCAAATTCAGAAGTTCCGTCATTAGCTATAGCATAGAACGTACTATTACCATTACCAATGCCAGTTACAAAAGTTTCGAAACCTGTTTCAGTTCCTGTCAAACTAAATGTGCCGGTACCAGTAGTTGTACTAGTCTGTTTAACTCTATCGTTAAGTACAAAAGCCATTCTTTAATCCTTTACTATTACGCGTTACCGATTCTTAATATCGCGTTTGATGAATCATTTGTAGGGAATTGAACAACGAAGTCTCCATTAGTTGCTGTTTTATTTCCTCCAAAATCTAACACCATTACTAGCTCGTTTCCGCCGCCAGTTGTTTTGTAAATAGCAGCTCCTGCAGCAGTTAACGTTACCGATGAAAAAGTTAGATCAGAAAAATCTATAAAAGCTATGTTTGAAGAAACACTAACACCAGAGTTAGTTAACGCGTTTCCTCCAGCTGTATAACTTGTTCCTGAAGAACTAACTTCACCATTACCCGTACCAGCGAGGTACGCAGTTGATGACGCACTGTAAGACGAGATACTAGTATACAAAGCAAGTTTAAAAGCGTTTCCACCATTACCAGAAGTATCAAAGTTAAAAGTTCCTTTGAATAGTCCAGTCTTAAACGAGTCAGGTACTATATTTGCCATATTTTATCTCCTATTGTGATGGGTTAACGGATTTAAGTGGAGTACGAATAACACCATCTTCATATTCGCCTCTGCGTCTACGACCTTGTTGTTCGATCGCGTACGTTTCAATTGCTCTTTGATAAGCCTGCGTATAGTATTGTATCATATCTGCAGGACCTTTCAAGTATCCATACGCTTCTACTAGAGAACCGTATAAAAGTAAATCTTGATATTTGTTAGACAAATAAGTGCCACTACCACTCACAGAAGAGTCTGTAAGACTAGTTGGTGACTTAATATAAGCTAAAGTTATCTCGTAAGATGCATTTGGTGTAGGGGCTATGACCCAAAAATTAGCATCCCAGTTAGCATAATACTTTGGAACACCGGAAGCTGTACTTGGTGTATTATAGTATTCTGCCATAAAACTTGTATCTCTTTGATCTAAAAATTTTTGTTTATTACTATCTGTAGTATCTTTAACTTGCACATATCTTATAATTCTAAGATCTGATGGTATAGTAACAAATCTATTACCGTTTGTTGTAGTTGATGTTGCATAGAATCTATCAGCATCAGAATCTACAGCTCTATAAATTTTATTTTCTGCATTCTTAATAATAGTATTTATAACAGATGTTGATAATACAGAACTATCTACTTCTGTATAATTTCTAATATCATCTTGTAAATTTGTAAGTGTGTATGCCATTATTTTATTACCGTTACTGGGCCTGCAGATGCAGAACCACCGCCTCCTGTAATTGTTTTACTTGCATTGTTTCCTGAATTAAAAGTATAGTTATTATCATCAGTTTTTGTAATTACATATCCAGCATTTAAATTTATAATAGCTGGTGTTATGTTT